CCGGTTGTTGCACAGCCAGATAGCAATAGTAATGGCAATAATAATAGTGATAATAATTTCATAGTTTTATGCCGCAGATTTCATCACATTATAGTTCCATTGCATTCGTTTTTTTACACCAATGTTTTTGGTCGATCTATATTCGGCGTGATTGAGATATTCCTTTGCTGCATCACCAAACTTGTTTTGAGATAATAACCTCATTGTTTTTGGTCCCATATCTCCTCTAAATAATGCGTTGATTATAGCCAGTTTTATGGTCAACGGCATACCATCAAAATTTGACATCTTGGACTTGGCGAGTTTTATTTTTTCGCGTATATCTTTTTCCAACAGGCGTTCTGCTTCACTGTCTGTTAGTCCTTTGCTAAAATCTTCACCGGGTAATAACTTATGCCCATATGCTATAGTATCTGAGCCGCCTTCCAAGCTTTTGTGTGGAAACCATTTTTTTGACTTTTTATCAAACCCACCTTTTGGATTATTTACGCTATTTTCAAACGGCTTTATTATATTCATCGCCTTTGTAATCAGCAATCCTTCATCGCCTGTTCCTGAAAAATCAACATCTGGTCTTGTATATGGTTTACCTGCTCCATCTCCCGCCGCTTTAGCATATGATATTTGAGCGGGCGGTACTACAAACTTTACATCACCTGGTTGTACATCGCCAATATCTTCGCGGATTATTTTGTTCTTAACCAGTATATCTTTCAGTTTTATCATACTATATAAATATATAGCACTTGGCGTATCTATTCTAATATTATAATTTATACCTATCTCATTTAGGAGGTGTTGATATATTTATATAATATGGCAGACACAAGCATAAATTATACTATTGATCAGGATAGAGTTCGTTGGCCAGGCTCTGGTTCCGCTATAACTTCTGGCAGCGGACTTACTCCATTTGGTTTTTTTGAAGCAGATCCTATTTTTCAAGTAGACGCGCCAGCAGCAGCAAAATGGGCAGCAACAAGATTGGGCTATCCGATCACAGACATAGAAATGATTGACTTGAATTTTTATGCGTGCTTTGAAGAAGCAGTATATGAATATAGTGCTCAAGTAAATCAGTTTAATATTCGTAATAATATTGGTGTGCTTCAAGGTTCATCAACCAGTACAAATATTACACAAACAAATGTAGTTGGCAGTGGATTGCCAAACATGATAAAGATTGCTGAAGGATATGGAACTGAGTTTGGTGTTGGCGGAAATGTTGATTGGAAAAAAGGATATATCGACGCCAAGCAGGGAACACAAACGTATGATTTACAGGCTTTGTGGGGAGATGTTAGTGAAAGTTTTAATCGCATAGAAATACGAAGAATATTTCACGAAATGAGTCCTGCTGCTGCACGTATCTATGATCCATTCAGCATGACTGGTATGAGTTATAGCAACGTGCTGAATGAAATGGGATTTGCTGGATATTCTCCCGCTACACAATTTTTGATGACTCCTATATTTGAGGATTTGCTGCGTATGCAAGCCATTGAGTTCAATGACCTCGTGCGTAAATCTGCTTGGAGCTTTGAAATAATAAACAACAAACTGAAACTGTTTCCTATTCCAACTTACGATTTCAGAATGTATTTCCAATACTTAGTAAAAAATGAAAGAGATGCTCAAGGTATTAGCGGCTCGGGTTCTTATTACAACGCTTCTGGTTCTGCTGTATCTTCTCCTGTGATCGGAGATTATAGCAATGTACCATATAATGTCATACCATATGGCAGCATCAACAGTGTAGGTAGACAATGGATACGCAAATACTTCTTGGCATTATGCAAGGAAGTTCTTGGAGCAATACGCCAAAAGTATAGTAGCATACCTATTCCTGGTGCTGAAGTAACACTCGACGGCGCAGAACTTCGCTCAGAAGCAACTGCGGAAAAAACAGATCTTGTCACTCAACTCAGAGAAAACTTGGAGGCAACCGGTAGAAAGGCTCAAATGGAAATGAGAGCAGAAGAAGCCGCTCGCCTGCAAGAAACTCTACAAAAAGTTCCTCTCGGAATTTATATAGGGTAAAACTATGGGACTACGAGGAAGATATTTTTCACAAAGAGATCTAAATCTAGTCAATTCACTAAATGCAGAATTGATGGGAGACATTGTTGAAGTTCTTATTCAAGTATTCAAGATTTCTCCAACCGAAACAAAAACCAACATATATGGCGAAACTGCCGCCGAAACTGGAAAATGGTATATGCCAGCAATACAAATATCTTCACTTGTTGAACGTGCAGATATGACTGCTGAATATGATGATTTTGGTCCAAGTAGAAACCAAGATTATATTTTCAAGATGCGTGAAAAGATGCTAAAGCAAGTAAACTTTTATCCAGAAATTGGAGACATTGTATTGTTCAATGATCGTTATTATGAAATAGATAATGTTGTTCAAGAGCAGTTGCTCGGCGGACAACCAGACAAAAGTCATAGCATAATATGCAACGGACATTATACAAAGATTACATCATTGAATGTACTTGAAAGGAACGATTAATAATTTATGGCCTGGCGCGGCAACATTCCAAAACCAATAATCAATAGACCGCCAAATAATGTAAATAGCGGTCCAGAGATGTCTGACATGAAAAAAGAAGCAGTATCTATTGTTGGTCCTCCTGTGTTTGGTCCAGAAGCAAATCAAAACAGAGCATATAACCTACGTAGAGATAATGATGATAGAAAAGATTTCAGCGTAAAACTTATTGATATAGACTCTACGATATTGAGTTATATGGATACTGTCATAAGTCCTACCATAGTAGACGCAGGAAGACAGGTAAAAGTTCCTATCAACTATGCGTCTCCAGAAAGATGGAAAGCAATCAGGCAAGATGGAGCATTGCGTGATAAAAATGGAAAGATGCAATGTCCAGCAATAGCATTTCGCCGCAGCACTGTACAAAGAAACGATAATCTTACTACACTAAATCGCTATCTTCAATATCCAGTAATGAAGAAGTTCAGTGAGAAAAATAAGTACGATAAGTTTTCTATAATGACTGGATTTAGCAAACGCCAAGAAATGTATTCTGTGGCTATGCCTGACCACGTTATTGTAAATTATGAATTTATTATCTGGACAAACCTCGTCGAGCAATGCAACGAAATAGTAGAAGCAGTAAATTTTTCTACGGAAGATTATTGGGGCGACAAAAATAGATACAAGTTTAGAACCAGCATCAGTGATTATAATTTTGAAACCATGGTTGATGCGGGGCAAGATAGAGCAGTAAAGGCAACATTTACACTAATGTGCTATGCGTATCTATTACCAGAAAAATTTGAAAATTATAAATCTACTGTAGAAAAGGCATTTACTATTCGCAAAGTTGTATTTGGTGTAAATGAATCTACTATTGACTTAAAAGATCTCAGTGCAACAGAGCTTACAAAGAAAGCGGAAGAACTTGCAAAAGTTGGAGCAGTCACATTTGCACCCGATATTTCTCCACAAAGACCTCAATTCGGTGGTATAGTCCAAAACGCAAATTACGCAATTAATGCTGGTAATGCAAACTATGCAAATTACGCGGGTACTGCAAGTTATGTGAATCTGGGTGGCGTTCAGGGTACATTTAATACTATCAGTATCGTTGGAGGCGGAACAACAGGATCTTTTGCCACAAACATAATCACCGGAGTAAATCCAGATTCAGGTTCTGTTGCCATAGATACAATTCCAATTGAAGCCGGTAATGCCGCAAGATGGCTTGTTTCTGTAAATGATGGTAATCTAAACTTTAAGACCACAGAAGTTGTTGCAAATTGGAACAACTACGCTGTAAAATTTAACAACACTGAAACCAATCAGATTGGAAGTGTTCCAGTTCATATGTCTGTGTCAAACGTTGTGTCCGGTTCCGTAAGTTTGGTGGCAACACCTCTATCTGGTACTTGGACGCTAAAGATGATACGTATGATGGTATAATAAATAATATCTATGGACAACCACCTGATAGTACAAAATGGATTATTCGTAAATGGCGACGCGGAAGTATCTGGTGGATTAACTATTCATGGAAAAATCACAGGTAGTTTTGCATATCTAACTTCCAGTGTAGCAGTTACTGCATCATATGCTTTGACGGCTTCATATTTGGATGGATTGGCTGCTGGAACAGCCAGTTGGGCTTATAATGCAATATCATCTTCTTATGCAGCAACTGCCTCATACCTTATAGGAATTGCTTCTGGAACATCATCTTGGGCAGAAAACGCAATTAGCTCGGCATATGCATTAACTTCATCATATGCATTATCTGGTGGATATATTTCTAGTAGTCTTCAATTGACAAATGCCGGTACTTATTTTGCATTCAATTCTGGCAGTAATGTTACATTCAATACAGTTACCGCATCAGCCATAACAAGTGATTATACGAAAGAGTTTGATATAGTTACAGATAATCCACATGCTATAAATCTTACGAGTGTAGATGGTGGTTCTGTTAAGTTTCAAGGTAATGCTGGAAAACCAACATTAAAATGGTTTGACGGAGCCAATAACAGATATTTGACCATAGGCGATAGAAATGCTAATGGTGTATATTATGATGCAGACGATACCCTTGTTGGCGGGCATGTTTTTACTGTTAGCAGCGATTCATATGATTATAGATTAAAAATAGAAAACGGCGGTGTAAGTGTATATAAAAAGTTATCGGTGACTGGCAGTTTGGATGTCACTGCTGGCATAACAGGTTCTCTTTACGGAACTTCTAGTTGGGCAATAACTGCGTCGTATGCATTAAGTTATAGCGGAACCAGTGGTACTAGTGGAACTAGTGGTACGTCCGGTTCAAGCGGCACGGCAGGAACAAGCGGAACAGATGGTACATCGGGGTCAAGTGGTACTTCAGGTACAAGCGGTACAAGTGGAACGGACGGTACATCCGGTTCAAGTGGAACGTCGGGTTCAAGCGGAACGTCTGGTTCAAGTGGGACGAGTGGGACGGATGGTACATCTGGTACCAGCGGAACAGATGGTACATCTGGGTCAAGCGGTACTTCTGGAACAAGTGGAACTAGTGGTACATCCGGTTCAAGTGGAACGTCGGGTTCAAGTGGGACGAGTGGGACGGATGGTACATCTGGTACCAGCGGAACAGATGGTACATCTGGGTCAAGCGGTACTTCTGGAACAAGTGGAACTAGTGGTACATCCGGTTCAAGTGGAACGTCGGGTTCAAGTGGAACGTCGGGTTCAAGTGGAACGTCGGGTTCAAGTGGTACAACTGGAACAAGTGGATCATCGGGTACCAGTGGCACAAGCGGTACCAGTGGAACTTCTGGTACTAGTGGAACATCCGGATCTAGCGGTACATCTGGATACACCCCAGAAAACATGGTCACAAGCTCATTCCAACTTAGTAACGGCGGAGGGGTCGCATTTACTAACGCAAATAATGTAACTTTTGGTCAAGTAACCGCATCATCAATACTTGTAACAAATTTATACGTACAAACTATAACAAGTTCTGTTCAGTATACTACAGGAAGTGTTGTTATAAGTGGATCGTTGGTTGTTTCTGGTTCTACTAGCTTAGTTGGTGAAAATGGACAAACAATACTATCAACAAACGCGGATGTTATAGAATTTACAGGATCATTATTTGCTTCCGCGTCTATTATTATTACTGGAAGCGTGAGTATTAATGGAGGATTGACCGCATCTTTATACGGAACCTCTAGTTGGTCTTTAAATAGTATATCGTCTTCATACGCTTTAACTGCTAGTTATGCTTTTAGTTATAGTGGAACATCTGGTTCAAGTGGCAGTTCCGGTACAAGTGGTACGACAGGTACGGCTGGGTCAAGTGGTACATCCGGTTCAAGTGGAACAAGTGGCTCATCCGGTTCAACTGGCACATCTGGATCAAGTGGATCAAGCGGAACAACAGGATCTAGTGGATCATCTGGTACGAGTGGAACTGGTGGTTCAAGCGGAACCAGCGGAGCCAACGGTTCAAGCGGCACAAGTGGTACGGGTGGATCATCTGGTACAAGCGGAACTGGTGGTTCAAGTGGAACCAGTGGAGCCAACGGTTCAAGCGGCACAGGTGGTTCGAGCGGCACAAGCGGTGCAAACGGATCGTCTGGTACAAGTGGTACTGGCGGATCATCTGGTACAAGCGGAACTGGTGGTTCAAGCGGAACCAGCGGAGCCAACGGATCAAGCGGCACAAGCGGTACAGGTGGATCAAGCGGAACCAGTGGAGCCAACGGTTCAAGCGGCACAAGTGGTACGGGTGGATCATCTGGTACAAGCGGAA